TCAATAATACCATCAGCATCAGTTTCAATTTCTAAATTGAATGCTCCTGGGTCTGTTGGTAGTTCTTGTTCTGAAGCTATAGAACTAATACTTCTTCTAGATGATAAGTCATCTTCTAGAACTATATTGTCATAAGCTGTTGAGTCACCTGTACCTGTTTCTAGAGCTATTGAATCACCTAGTGTAGCTGTTTCAAGATCAATATTATCTGTACCTGTAGACCCATCTGTAATATAACTTGGGAATTCTACACCAGCTGTTCCTGTTTCGAAATCTATAAAGTACCCGTCTTGTCCTGTACCTTGTAAAATAATCTTATCACCTCGTGAAGTGTCTTCCATTTCAATAACACCTTCAGAAGTATCTGTCAATAAGAAAGTTGGATAATCACCTGATGTATCACTCGATTTAATATTAGAAACTGTAAGTTTATTTGATGTTTCACTCCAAGCTGAAACTGTACCAGTGATAATTACTGAAGGTGTAACTTGTTGTGATATTGTTTCACCAGCAACAAAGTTTCTTAATGTTGGAGTATCTGCTAATGTTAATGTGATAGCAGCTGCCTGTGCTAGTTCTAAATCTGTATCTAGTGCTGCAATATTAGTATCAAAGTCTTCACCTGAGTACTCAAATAAGTCACAGGTCATTTTAAAAACAAATAATTTACCTAATTGATAAAATGGATTTTCGTGTTCTACGAATTTTATTTCAAATACACTTTTTGATAATGGAAAATAAATTAAATCTCCTTCATTAGGTCTTAAACCTGTAGCTAAATTTGTATCAAGTGAAACAAATCGTTCCCAACTTCTTCTAGAAAGTATAAATGTTGCAGTGTCTCTAACTTCTACTCCAAACTTAGAATAAAGGTCACCTTCTCCTTCGAAACCTTCAACACCTTCTAAATACATTTCAACTTCGTATGCATCTTCAAATGATGAATCAGCAGCTTCTCCTAAAATTGTATCTTCGTTAACTATTTTTCTAGGCAAGTAAAAACAGTTGTGTCCATACATTCGTAAAGACTCAACAATTAAATCTTCTACAAGATTTTGTTCAGTCTGCACTGATTGACTAAAAAATACATTTGTCGCCATCTTAGATTAATCTCTGTTCTATTGTTGCTATTCTATTTTCTAAATCTGTTACTTCTTGATTTCTATCAGCAAGGTTTTGAGATAGTTCTTTTATAGCTTCTACTAATAACCCAACTGTTGTGTCATACCTAATACCTTTGTATTCTACAGCATCAGAATCTTCTAAAGATTCTATCGATTTAGCTTCATAAACAGCTTCTGGTAAAACCACCTCTAGTTCTTGTGCTATCATTCCTGTTCCTACACTTCCGTCAGCTTTTCTTGTAAAAGTTATACCTCTTAAAGTATTTACTTTTTCAAGTGCATTTGGTATTACAACAATATTTTCTTTTAATCTTTCATCTGAGAAATTATGATTAGCGTTTACTGATCCTGAGACATATAGGTTTCCTCCACTTACAGCAAGTTTTCTTGAACCCCCTGTTGTAATTCCTACTTCATTTGCAGCATATTCATCTATATAAGTATCACCACTAGCAATACTATTATAGTCAAGATAGAACCTATTTGCTGCTTTAATTCCTACATGACCTGCACTAGTAATACGCATAGCTAGTGTATGACCTGAAGTAGCGTTATAATCACTATTTACATAAAAGTAATGATTTTGCAGTCCTCTATGAGCACCATCAGCTGAACCATAATAAATAGAATTATCACCATTCTGGAAAAAACCTTGAAAAACACTAACTGTATTATTTGTATACATATAAGATGTAATACCAGCACTTTTATTTGTATTATCTGTTCGATTATTACCCAATCTTATATCTTCATAACCACTACCAATAATATCTAATTTAGCTGCAGGAGCTGAGTTATTTATACCAATATAACCATCAGATTGAATCTTAAATCTTTCACTATTACCACCTGAACTAACAACAAAGTCAGCTTGTGCTCTAATAGCAAGATCACCAGCAGTACCACTTCCTACAAGGGCTTCAGAATCACCTATATAACCAGTAAGTGAACCTGGAGTACTACTAATGTCACTTAGTTGAAGTTCTATATATCCACCATCTCCATGTGTACTTTCAACAATCATTGGCCGGCCATCTGATGTATTAATATGTAAAGAAGCTCCAGGTGAACTAGTTCCCATACCAATCTTATCAGCACTACCATCTACAAAAAATAGATTTTGTTCATTATCTCCTTCTATCCTAAAATCTACTGCTGCACCGCTATCATTAAATGTTTGGGCAGCATCTGCATTAAAAGAACTTGGAGTTTCCCAAGCTACTCCACTTCCTGTAGAAGTTAATACTTGTCCGTCTGAACCTTGTGCCCCACCAACTGTTAGGTTGTCTGTTTCTAAAGTTCCGTCAATATCTACATCACCACTTATATCTAATGTGGCTGCATCTAACTCACCTGTAAGTGTAATGTTTCTAAAACTAGCTATGTCTTTGTTACTATCTACAACTATAGCTTTAGAAGCCGCTACAGTTCCTGCTGTAACTCCATCTAGAACATTCAATTCTTCTGGTGTAGATGTAATTTGTGTAACTGAAGCGGCCGCTAATACAGGTAATGTACCTGATACATTTGGTAAACTGATTGTTCGATCACCTGTTGGATCGACTGTTGTTAATGTTGTTTCGTGAGCGTCTGCTGTAGCACCTTCGAATAACACATCGTTCTGAGCATTCATAGTAACTGTATCGACTTGAGTTGTTGTACCTGTTACAGTTAAGTTTCCTGATACTGTTAGATTGCCAGCGAATGTGGCGTTTTCTGAACTGTCTGCTGTTAAGAATGTTGCATCACTAGAATCTGAGATTCCAGTACTCAACATACTTCTACTTGGTTTTGTTATTGCCATGTTTTTATCCTATCATATCCATTACAGGCAATTCATATCCTAATCTTAGTTCCTCTTCTAATTTGGTTATTTCTTCTCTAGCATCATCTATTAATTGTCTACCATTAAGAGTCACACCACCAGGTAATTGAATTCCTTCAAATTTTGTTAAATTTGTTCCCCACTGCATTTTAAGTTTAGCAGTTGCATATTTTTTCAACCAAAGATCATTATAAATGTCTGTAAAGGTTGTAGGGTCTTGAGCTCTATGAGCCTCTATGAGTATGTATTCACCGGCTTGAATAGAATTTGTCCAATCCATATCTATATAAAGTCTGTTTCCATGTTTACTATGTCTCATGAAAGGAGAACCTACTAATATATCATCTAACATACCTAAATGTTGTTGTACCATTTCGTAATACAATATAGATGTAGATGTTAAATCATATATGTCATTAAGTCTTAATTGATATCTTAAATCAAACATATTGTTTGTTGATTTATCATTAAAGTTGAATACTTTTATAACTGATAAAATAGACTCAGGTAATTCTATATAATTATTACCTTCTTGCCATGTAGTAGCACCACTATCTGAACCACCACCCGTTGATGATGTTACATTTGAGTTTGTTTTCTGATTGTCTATTTCAGTTTGTGTAATTTGATGTTTAAGATATGTTCTGATTGAACCGTCATAGTGATATTCATTGTAAAATTGAATTGCATCATCCATGATATCGTCAGCTTGATCAGCATCTACATTAATTTCTACAACTGGAGCTCCAAGTTGTCGTTTACAATATGAAATAAGTTCAGCTTTACTAGTTGGTGTAGCCATATAAAAATCCTCTGTTAACTACTATTTATATCAAATAGAAAGTTTAAAGTCTGAATTCTTTGGCTGCTGCCTCGTTTATTCGGTCTAGTTTATCGTTGAGTTTTTCAATAGCATCTAATATTCTGTTCATATCTTCTGCCATTTCTCGTTTTGATACATAATCTCGTGCTATTTCTTCTCTAGTTTTATTTAGAAGTATATCTTGTCTTCTAATTTCTTCATAAGTATTTCTTAGCCACCATGCAAGCGGCGCAAGGACTAATGTTAAGATAACATTCCAAATTAAGTGTGACATTTCCATATCCATACTACTATTTATAAACCTAATCGCCTACAATTGCAGTAAAAGCTAGTACATACCTATCATTCACAGGTATACCTTTTTCAGTTTGATGGTACAGTCTTGAATCAAATACATTCCAACAGTTGAGTTGAGGTTTTATTTTATTACTGTCGCCAAATAGAGTTCCAAAATTTGTTTCAGTTAAATAAGCCACTCCTGATATACTTAAATTTTTATAATTATCTTCGTGGTTATGCCTTATTGAATCTATTTCTTCGTCTGCTTTGTTTAGAAATACCCAACATTTTTTATGTAAAATATTTGGTTGATAGCCTAAATATTTAGATACAGTAGTATCAATAGACTCATTTAGTTCTTCAAAGTGTTTATATAAAGTCCCATTAGATTGAATCTTTGCGTGTTTGCATTTTGGATAGTCTTTACAACATGGATTTTTTTTAATAAAAAACTCAAGTTGTTTTAAAAATTCTTTGCTGTTTATATTTTGTAAAATATTACAGTAATAGGTTTCGTACATTATTTAAAAAACGATGGTAAACCAATCATAGGTCTGCCATCAAATTTATTTTGTTTAGCATCTTTACCACTTGCATCGTTATAGTGTAAAAAAACTTGAGCACAATCTTCACCTTCAAAAGGTTCTCTCCAATGTTCTAATTCACAACCACGATACATAAGCATATCACCTTGTTCTAAATTTACTTCAATATTAGGCTCTAGATATATTGACCATTCATCTCCACCTAAATGCATTGTTGTTGATATTTCACATGAATATCTATCTTTATGTCTTTCTAACTCATCACCATTTTTATAAATTCTAGCGTATGAATATGTTTCAGTAAGTTTAATTTCTGTCTGTTCTTCCATTACAGGTTTAACTTTTTGTAATAAAGTTTCCATAACTATATCTGAATAATGTGAATAAGTTTCAGGTACTTGTGTATCATTCCATACACCAAAGTATTCAGTAAAAATTGATATGTATTGAGTATCAAATAAATGTCTAGCTACTTTTCTTTTATTTAAAAAGTATTGATAACAAAAATCTGCTAACTCTTTTGATATAGCACCTTTAATTACTTGATAATTATTCTTTTTAAAACTCATTGAAAGTTTGCCACCATAACTATTCTTTTTTCATCTATGTCAGGACATTCTTGATAGTGTGTTAGTTTGCCATCAAACATAATTACATTATCTTCTTTTGGATTTGAATAAAACTTTTGTTTATCTTCTCCTAAAACTATTGTTCTTCCTTTTGAAAATGTACTTAGATAAACTATAACAACTTTATGTGGTAAGTTTAAATCTATATGTGGAACACTAGATTTTATAGAACTATGTGGTGTCATGTTAATATTCATACGATACATAACTTCAAAATCAATATTATTAAAATCAAGTATTTCCTTTAAAATAAAATAACATTGATGAAAATAAGATGAAGAACTTTCAGGTATAGCAGGTACTTTTTTTCTATCAACTTCATGTGTTGGTCTACCTAATAGACAATGAGCAAAAAACCCCATGTCTTTTTTATCTGTTGTAGAGACAGTTTTATCAAGGTAATACCAAGGAAAGTTATTTCCAAATACTAAATTTTTTAAGTTTTTATAATCTTCTGTTACAGGATTTTTTAATTCAGTAATCATCTAAAGGGATATCCTATATTCCAACACACTAAAGAATGTCGTATTCCTTTTGTTACAGGTTTAACTCTGTGCCAAACAAAAGAAGGAAAAATAATTACACTACCTTTCTTTCTAATTTCTTCACATATTCTTGGTTGTGAACCTTTATCAGTATCTCTAAAATCAAACTCTAAATCTCCACCTTCGTATTCTTCAGGGTTGGTTAGTGATACTGTCATACTTAGTTTTCTTATCTTACCGTGTGTATTATGATCTTCTGGTTGGTCATAAGGTTCTTCGTATGAATCAGAATGCCAATCATAAAACTGACCTTTTTTATATTCTGTAAACTGACAAGCTTCACTAAAATCCCAATCAAAATTCCAACCAGCGCTTTGATTTGCTTGATGTATGTAAGGTTGTATTTCATTGTATATCCATCTATCAGACATCCACACTACATCTGACTTTCGTTTTTTTTGAATGTTTTGAATTTCTAAGTTAGTAAGATTATCTTTTTGAGAATCACCTGTAAGAGCCATTTCTTTATTCTGCTCTTTACCATAACGAACAATTTCATCACATATTCTTTCAGGTATAGCTGACTGAAAATACCAATAATAATATTTAAGATTCATAATTTAAAAGGTCTATATTCTATTTATATCCAATCATCTGCCTTAACTTGTCTATAAACTTGTCTCAAATCCCAACAACCTGATGCTGTTGTAAAATTGACTGCGGCTTCTTTAATAATAACGACACCTGACCCACCAGCGCCACCATATCCACCTCCACCATTACCTGAGCCACCACCGCCACCACCAGTATTGGCTGTACCAGCTACACCATTACCTGAAGCATTAGTTGTATATCCGGGTGCTTGATTACCCCAACCTTGGCCACCACCTCCAGAACCACCACTGCCTCCTGTGTATTCACCTGAAGCATTCCAAGTACCACCACCACCTCCACCAGCTCTTGTTACAGATGAACCTGTGATTGAAGAAGCTGAACCAGCACCTCCGGCACCACTTGATGCACTATTAGTTGTATTATCACCATCAACGCCAACGGCACCTGCACCACCACCGCCTCCGCCATTACCATAAGTATTTGTTGAACCTCTACCACCAGCATTACCTTGACCTGAAGTTCCCGCAGCACCACCTGAGCCTCCTCCGACCCATTCTCCACCACCAGAACCACCAGTTCTACCTATTTTTAATGATTCATCACTAGGACCACCGCCTCCACCACCTCCAGTTGAGGTTATAGAAGAAAATACAGAATCACTACCACTATTACCTGCGTCTGGATTAGCAGTACCACCAACAGCAGCTCCACCACCTCCAACAGTTATTGGATAGCTTGTGGAACCTGAAACAGAAAATCCTGTGGCTGTTCTATACCCACCAGCACCACCTCCACCGGCGATTTCACCACCACCAGAACCTCCTCCAGCAATAACTAAATATTCAACTGCAGTTGTTAACGCTTTTGTTGTTAGTGTTCCACTAGAGTTAAATGTAGTAATAGCTTCATCTTGAGTTCCTGTAGATGTTGATTGTGCTGCTCCGATTAATCTAGGCATTTTAACTTACCCAAGTTCCTGCTTTTACATTTTCGTAAATAGCATCCATATTCCAAACACCACCTGTATTTTGTATAAAATTTACTGCTGGTTCTTTAGTAATAACTACACCAGAACCACCATTTGTTGTATTTCCTGGGCTAGTTGCTCCTGCTCCTCCTGCTCCTACAGTTACAGTATAGTTTGTAGCACCTACTACAGTTAATGTAGATTCAGCCGATGCTCCACCACCAGAGCTTTCTCCTGGTACAGAACATCTATAACCTCCAGCTCCACCTCCGGCTCCGAAGTTTTGGAACCCTGTAATACCAGATGTCCAACCACCGCCTCCGCCACCAGTATTAGCTGTCCCACTAGCACCTGTGTAGCCTTCATTACCTCCAGCACCACCACCTCCAGGACCTCCAGAACCGGTTTTTATTGGAGAATTAACATAGTTACTTGCACCACCACCGCCACCTGCTCTTGTTACAGATGAACCAGTTATTGATGATGCAACTCCATTACCGCCATTTCCACTATGTCTATCTGGTGTATTATGAGGTTGATGGTCTTCTCCTTCACCACCGGCACCACCTCCACCACCAGAAAGGTCTGTTCCTTGGTGAGCTGCTCTTACACCATCACCACCATCATGTCCTTGATTAGCAGTACCAGAACCCGTAGCATAACGACCACCGCCACCTCCAGAGCCTCCGGGTTGTTGACCTGGGTTTGGTGTAAAATAACCTGTATCACCTCCACCGCCTCCAGTTGAGGTTAC